GTGAAATCACTATGACCGTTTCATCAGATGGAAATGTAGGTCTGGAAATGGAAGGTGATTTGCAAATGGAAGGCGCTTTAGAAATGGAAGGAGCAAGTTAGTATGAAACGTATTATAATGATTATATGGTGTATTTTCGTGGTGTTTGTATGGGGTACAGTACAAACAAACGCCGCTCAGGAAACAATATTGAACAGCGCCCTTAATGGCGGGTCTTATTCGTGGGACACTGCCCGGGCGGACTTAAACAATAACTTTGATGATTTGTACGGCGATATACATGTTGCCGCTACCATTGGTACACCCGGGAGCGGTTTAACATTTACCGGGCAGGTATTGACCTTAGTACTGGCGACTAATTCTGTACCCGGTGCAATGTCTGCCGCATTAGTTACCAATTTGGAATCAGTAATAACATTATCGGGTATGGCGGCAGATAGTACAGACCTTGATACATTTACCGGTTCAACTATACCAGATTCTCAAACCATTAAACAGGCATTGCAGGCATTGGAAACAGAGGTTGAAACAAAAGGGGATGGTGATTTAAAAGCAAATGGTACTGTTGCATTGACTGACCCGTGGGATGTTGGGGCGCATCCAATAACAGCACTCCGTTTTATTTCAGATCAGACAACCGGTACAGCGCCTTTTACGGTAGCATCTACAACGGTAGTAACTAACCTTAATGCTGATACAGTAGACGGCGAAAGTGCAAGTGCATTTCAAGACGCTTCTGCTGTACTGGACACATACGCCAGTATCGACCCATCAGCTAATGTACAATCTGTATTAGGTGCCGCCGATTATGCCGCTATACGAGCATTATTAGATCTTGAAGCTGGTACAGACTTTTATTCAATTGCCGGAGCTAATGCCGCCTTTCAGCCATTAGATACAAACCTTACCACATTAACCAGCCCGACAGCATGGAGACTATTTTATAGTAATGGAACGAGTGCTATAGTAGAATTGGCATTAGGTACACCTGGTACAGTACTTACTTCTAATGGAGCAACATCAGCACCTACTTTTTCATCAGCGGCTACAGGAGACTTAAAAGCTGACGGTACAGTACCTTTGACAGCTAATTGGGATGTAGGAGCCTATACTATTACAGGTTTAACATTCGAATCAGATCAAACAACCGGTACAGCACCTTTTACTGTTGCCTCCACAACGGTTTGTACTAATCTTAATGCAGATTTACTCGATGGTGAAAGCGCAACAGCATTTCAAGACGCTGATAGTAATTTGGATACACTTTCTTCACCTACTGCATGGAGACTATTTTATTCAAATGGTACAAGTGTACTAACAGAATTAACATTAGGAGCGGATGGTACATATTTAAAATCAAATGGAGCAACAACCGCACCTACTTTTGATACACCTTCTGGAGCAGGTGATTTAAAAGCCGATGGTACAGTACCATTGACAGCGGATTGGGATATGGGTTCATACACACCCACTGCCCTCCGTTTTATATCTGATCAAACAACCGGTACAGCACCTTTTACAGTAGCATCGACTACAGTGGTTACAAATTTAAATGCGGATACAGTAGACGGTGAAAGTGCATCAGCTTTTCAGGATGCATCAGCTGTATTGGATACTTATGCAGGTATTGATCCATCAGCTAATGTACAATCATTATTAGGCGCGGCAGATTATGCAAATATGCGTTCACAATTAGATCTTGAAGCTGGTACAGACTTTTATTCTATAGCGGCGGCAGATGCGGCATTTCAGGCAACAACAACAAACCTCGATACAATATCTTCCCCTACTGCATGGCGTATATTTTATAGTAATGGTACAAGTGTATTAACTGAATTAGCATTAGGAACAACCGGCACAGTATTAACATCAAATGGTACGACAGCCGCGCCTACTTTTTCATCAGCGGGTACAGGTGATGTTACAAAAGTCGGTACACCAGTAAATAATCAGGTAGGCATATGGACAGGTGACGGTACTTTAGAAGGCGATGTTGATTTAACTTTTGACGGGGATAATTTAATAGTAGATGGTACAATTACCGCCGCTAATGGTTTAATAAGTGGGGCATCTGCCACACCTACAATAACATTATCAGATTCAGATTCCCTTGACGCGGATACAGGTATTTCAACAATACACGCAAATGCAACAACGGTAACAGCCGGGGCAGTTGTATCGGATGTTACTATAACATATAAAGACGGTAGTGACGCATCTGGTTCTTATACTGACGCTATTATTATTGATGGTTCTGATAATCAAGTAGAATTTCAAATTGGTACAACTTTACAGGCAGAGGATATCGAATATGAGGAACTTGCCGCTTCTGCTAAATTTCGAAGTTATGCTGTTGCGAGTTTGGGGGATACTGCTACACCATCTGTATTAACTATTAAAGAAACAACAAATAAATGTATATCCAATTATAAGGCTTCCGGCGCTGATCATGTATTTACAATGCCTGCCGCTCATGCAGGGGGTAATATTATATTTTCTATAGGCGATGAATTTCAGGTAGATATAGAGCCCAATACAGGGGATTTATTTTACCTTAATGGTACAGCAATGGCGGCTAATGAGCATATACAGAATACGGCGGATACACTTGGAGAAAGAATAGTAGGGTATTGTGTTAATATTAACGGTACATTGCGATGGATGTTTTATTCCTCAGATACCACATGGGTAGAGGAGACACCGTAATGATAAGATTAATTGTACTATTTTTACTTTTATTAGTACCTTCTTTATGTTTTAGTGATGCCGCGTTAATTGGTCTTGAAGCTAATCAAGAAGTAGCAGCAGGTGCATGTGATACACAAACCGCTACACCAGATTTAACAGATATTACGGGTGGTGAAAGACCTATATATACAGGCGCATCAGGTCAGATAAGGGGGAATACATTTACAACACCCAGTTCCGATACGGATTTGTATTCAATTGAAGTTTACGCTATAGATGTTGAAACAACTGCTACACTGACTATTAGAGTCGGTACATCGACAAATCTTACAAGCTATCTGTACGAAGAAACATTGGAAATAACTGTCGGCGATGAAAATAAATTTCATGAAGTTACTTTTTCCGGTACACCCACTTTAAGTACAAGTACTACATATTATTTTGGGTGTAGTTGGTCTGGTACATCTGAAACTGAGGATTTAGGATTGGCTATAACAACAGGTGATGATTACGCAAGTAATGATCATATCTACGCTACTAATAGTTGGAATCTTACATCTTCCACATCTACGTACGATTTAACTTTTAAGGTGAATTATTGTGATTAGATTATTTTTATTTTTATTTTTAATATTAGTACCAGTAAGCGCATTTTCAGCTATTGTATATGTAGATGTACCTCCTGCTGAATCCGGGTCAGGATGGAACGAGACTAACGGGACCTCATATACAGGTACACCGGGTACAGGTACCGGATACGGTACTATTCAAGCCGCATTTACCGCTATGTCGCTCGGCGATAAGTGTTATATCCGTGGTGGTACGTATACAGAAAATTTTGGGAATACTTATACTGCAATACAATTACCCAAATTAGATGGTACAGCATGGACAGAAGGCAATTATAGCTATGTGGGCAGTTACCCGGGCGAATGGGCTATTTTAGATGGAAGTGGTAACAGTAAGTACGTGACTTTTGGTTGTGCGGATAGTGGTCATGGCGCGGCAAGTAATGATAGGATTTATTGGAAAATTGAAAGACTTGAAATAACCGGGGGTAATAAAGGAGGCCCGGGGTTCTGGCGCGGTCCTATATGGATGAGGTACTGTTATATTCATGATAATTATGATGGTACAGCAAATGAAAATCCTTCAGGGCTTAGAGCATATCATTTGCAGAATTGTATAATTGAGTACAATTTATTCGAAGATAATGCCGATGATTGTGACGGCGGGTCTTATGAAAATTGTGCCCAAATACAAATTTTTAACGATTATAACGACTGCTTCGATGATGTCGATGTTGATAGCAGAACTACACTAAAAAATAATACTATACGTTATAATTATATAGTTAATGATGATTACAATGCAAGAGTAGGAATTAAACATAAAGGGAATGGTCAGTGTTTAACAGAAGAATCCGCACCGGATCTTACAAATAAAGATTTAGGTAGTAAATGGCATCATAATATAATTATAGGCATGACACACCCAATATATACCCGCGTCGATTATATGCAAGTATATAATAATATATGCGATGGTGGGTCTATGCTAATCGGATGCGGTACACCGGGGCAGTCCACAAAACAGAAATTTTATAATGTGTCATATAATAATACTGTAACTGATAGTGATGTGGCGTCTTCTCAATACAGAAATGCTCCTATTTTGTACTCTATAGCCTACGGTCCTTCAACTTTTTGCAGTATAACGTACCCACTAACCACATATTATCCACGGGCTACGTGTTTAAATAATATTGTATCTAATTCTTCCGCTTCTGGTAGTGGTGCCCCCGGGCAAATAGCTTTAGGGGTAGACATGGATGAAACAGGCCCGAATACGTTAACGATGACAGATACTACAATAACAAATAACTTAATATATAAAAGTGTCGCAGGAAATGATTTTTGTATAGGCGAAAATTTAGCGACGAATTGTGATCAAGATGAAAACGGCTGTTCTCAATCTACTTTTGATACTTTGTACGGTTTTCAAAATTATAGTTCTACAGCGAATAATTTATTTGCTGGTTCTACTGGTGCGAATAAATACATTTTGTATAATTCAGGATCATTTACAGATGGACTTGATGGTGAATCAGCCGCCACAGCAGGGTATGATTCATCGCACCCATATCTTAGCGGTATTAATATCCCTGAGTACATAGGCGCTGTTAATCCTTCAGATAGTAGTTGGGTAGCGGGTGTAATGGCGCTTGATGTAACGTATTTTACATCAGCAGAACAAGGATCTACACCTTCTTGGATAGAAGGTGCAGAAGAAGCAACTGTATTAAGTACTACAGGATGTTTATTAAATGGAATAAAATTACAATAAAAAAGGAGAATGTACTATGGAATTATTAACACCAGAAATGATGGACAAACTTGCAGGATATCCAATGCTTATCGCCTTAATTGTTGTTTCTTATTTTAATTACAAAGTAAGTACAGCATTGGTTAGTATAATTAAAAAGAAAAAGGATGATGATTAACATATGCCAGAATTAGACTACACAGATAAAACGAATGCCGTCCCTGTCGGTACAAGATCTGAACAGGCTACGGCAGGAGATTTCAATGAAATAAAGGAAGCAGTTAATACACTATATGAACGTTTAGTAAACGGTGAAATTATTAAATTTTATGGAGACAGTAGTACAACACCTGACCCAGAATTAAATGATTACCGGTTACGTAAAAACGGAGTATATCTTGATATTGAAAGGTGGGATGGTGCTGAATGGGTACAGCAATTACGTATCGGTGGTTCAGCATTCATTTCCAGTTTTCTTGAAATACAGAAGCGTATTAATGCGGATGTACTGGTTAATGATGAAGCGGCTGGTAAAATTACAAACTTAATACGCATCGCCGCCAATTCGGAAACTATTGTTGCTGATATTGATGGTGATACATTTTTGTATGGTGAACATTGTGTTACCAGAGGTATTCAGGTCCCAGTTGGTTTTATATGGTCGCCAGTACAGACCGATGATACCCAATTAACAACCGGTAAATCTTTTTATATCGATCTTACCACTACCCCCGGAGAAGGTTTTGTTACTCAAAAAGTAAAACTAAGTCCGGATAGTATACCCGCTGATAATAAAATACAAATTAAAGTATTTTTCGCTCCTGATTATGACCCTGAAGATGCTAAATGGCAAAATGTTAGCGATGATGAATTTAATGAAGGATTAGGCAGTACTATTGACCCCACTACCGGCGAAGTTAGTTTACGTCCTTCTTTTTATGGTGATCCGGATACAGATGTACGGGTTACTTTTGAATCACTTGTTGATATTACCTTAAAAGGCGCAACAACAGACGGTACAGAAATCTATTTTCAAAGTTGGGATACCGACTTACAGAAAGATACATTTGATGTTGCATTTTTGGGTCAATTAAAAATGCTGGATATTTCCCGTACTAATTCGGTGGATAAAGCCCGTTTGCAGTTTAATGGGTGGGCAATATGTGATGGTACAACACCGGTTAGTCAGGGGATTACAGATCCTATTATTGAAACTACTCCTGATTTAAGGAATAAATTCCTATCCATGTCTGATGATGAAACAAGTGGTACAACTGGCGGCGCGGCTACCCATACATTAACAACTGATGAAATTCCGGCACATACACATGATATTGAATTATCAACAGCGGCGGGTGTTGATAATACAGCCCGTTCAGGCGGTACGAATGGGGAATACGCAACATCATCATCAACTGGCGGCGGAAGTGCTCATAACAATTTACCACCATTTTACGAAATGGTGTACTTTATAAAGGTGAAATAATACATGCTTAAAATGCTTGAACAAAATGAACTAATAGTAGCTGTACTGTCTAACCCTTATTTAATACATGCTGAAGAATGCAGAAGGGATTTCTTTACATTTGTTCAGGCATTTTGGGGAGAAATTATTCATGAGGAACCTGTTTATAATTGGCACATACCATATTTATGTACCCAATTACAAAAGGTCGCTGAACGGGTTATTGCTGGCAAACCAAAGAAAAATGATATGTGTATAAACATACCACCCGGTACAACAAAGAGTACTATATGTACAGTAATGTTTCCGGCGTGGGTCTGGATAATGCGTAATCCTGAAGATATGACAAAGACCGGGGCATTTGCGCGGTTTATTACAGGATCATTTAATAAGGAACTTAGTACAGAACATTCGGAATTATGCCGTGACGTGATTAGATCTGATAAATATAAAAAATATTTTCCAGAATTACAATTACGTAAAGATAAAGATGCAAAAACCAATTATAAAAATACAGCAGGCGGTACAAGGTTTACAACTTCGGTCGGTAGTGGCGCAACAGGTAGACATTCCCATTTTATATTAATTGATGACCCGGTAGATCCTAATCAGGCACTATCAGATGCTGATCGTGAAACTGCAAATAGATGGTTAGACCATGTACTAAGTACACGTAAGGTTGATAAACGTGTGACGGTTACTGTACTAATCATGCAAAGATTGCATAAGGTAGACCCGACCGGGCATTGGTTATCTAAAGTTAAAAAGCGGGTAAAACATATTGTACTCCCAGGGGCATTAGAATTTGATGGTACAGTATTTGAAATTAAACCTAAAAAACTGGCAAAGTTTTATGTCAATGGTTTATTAGATCCGGAACGATTAGATGCGGTTGTACTGGATGATATGAAAACGGATTTAGGTTCATATGGTTTTTCTGGTCAGGTAGGACAAGACCCCCGTGATAGGGAAGGCGGAATGTTTCAGAGGCAGTATATTGAAATAGTAAAAGAAGCTCCGGCAGGGGGGACAAAATGGGTTAGGGGATGGGATTTGGCCGCAACATCTGAGGCAGAATCTAAAAGTAAAAAGATAGGAGCGGCATATACGGCAGGAGTAAAAATGAAATGGTGTGATGGAATTTTTTATATTGGTGATGTAGAACGTAAACGAGTTTCAAACCCCCGTAATATTATGAAGAACACCGCGTCACAAGACGAAAAGGGTACTATTATAGATTTCCCACAAGACCCCGGTTCAGCCGGAAAAATACAGGCCCGGGATTTAGCTTCGCATCTGGCGGATTACGTAGTAAAGTTTGGGCTCGAAAGTGGCGATAAAATATTAAGACTGGAACCATTTTCAGCACAGTGGGAAGCAGAGAACGTAAAATTGGTTGAAGGCGCATGGAATACAGACTATTTAGATGAAGGTGAATACTTTCCAAATGGGTTTAAAGATCAGTTTGATGCAAGTGGAAGAGCCTTTAACAGATTAAGAAGGATAGTTAAGAAAATGAATAGTAATTCAATAGGCGCTCCGGCTGGTACAAAGAATACAAATAAAATAAACCCTGAACAACATAAAAGGGCGGCGTAATATGCGTACTAAATACCCAAATAATAAAATCGAAAAACAAACAAACCCAGTACACGGAGTAACTCATACCGGTTATCAGGTAGACGATAAGTATAAGCCTTCCGATGAATTAGGTGTGGCAGGTACTAAAATCAGTTCTGGTTTTGTACACGATGAATTTATTACCCGGTTACAGGGTGAAAACGGACGGCGTGTATACAGGCAAATGCGGGACAATGATAGCACAATAGGCGCTATTATATTCGCTATTGAAATGTTAATACGTGCGGTTGACTGGAAAGTGGAATTTGATACGGATAGCCTTGATGAAGAATCAGCCGCCAAACTTGAACTTGATAAATTAAAAGACGGTACACAGGAAATCACGCCGGGCGTTATTAATAACGTAGAATCGGCTATATTGTTTCTGGAGGGTGTACTGTTTGATGATATGGATACCACATGGGATGATTTTATTTGTATTGTACTTTCCATGATCACTTTCGGATGGCAGTATACAGAAGTTACATATAAACGCCGGTTAGGACCAGACCAGACAGACGAAACAAAGCGATCTAAATTTGATGATGGTTTAATTGGCATCCGTAAACTGGCAGATCGTTCACAGGAAACACTCGAACGCTGGAACATTGGATTATGGAAAAATTATGGGCATATGGCAGAACCCTCCGGTAGGAGGTTCAGTACGGTACATACCTATGGAAAAAGCCCTGCATTTTACACCGCACCCAAACAAAGATAATCCGGAAGGCCGATCTGTACTTCGTAATGCTTACAGATCATGGTACTTTTTAAAAAACCTACAGGAAATTGAAGCTATTGGCATTGAACGCGAATTAAATGGCTTGCCTGTAATTACTATACCTAATGAAATTTTAAATGGTCCTGAAGGAGGACATACCCCGGAAACATTAGCGGCAAAAGAAGCTTATGTTAAAATAGTACGGGATATAAAACTTAATGAACAGGGCGGTGTTGTTTTACCATCAGACCCTTATTATGATGAAGACGGTAAACCTACCAATATTAAAAAAGTAGAATTAACATTATTAAGTTCGGAAGGTACAAGGGCAATCGATATTGATAAAGCGATAATCCGTTACCAGACAGACATCGCCCGTACTGTACTCGCTGAATTTATTATGTTGGGTGCAACAGCATCCGGTACACGCTCACTCGGCGAAACAAAAGTGGAATTATTTTTACGGGCGCTTCAGGGGTGGTTGGATTCAATAGCCGCTACCATTAACAGACATTTAATTCCTTCTATATGGAAACTTAATGGCCTTGACCGGAATTTAATGCCGTACATTTCACCGGGTACAGTAACACCGGAAAACCTTCCTCAGTTAGGTGACTTTGTTAAAGCACTCGGCGCGGTGGGTATTGTACTTACTGATGAAGATACTGAAAATAAATTACGTAATACGGCAGGGCTACCGAATAGATTATTAGAACCCGGTGAAGAGGGTGTGGATTTACAAGGTAATAAACCAATACAGGAACCAAAGGTTAAAAAAGAATAATGGCACGTACAGATATAGATACTATTGCTGATCAATTTAAACCGGCGATTAAGAATGCATTATTAGCCGCGTTTGATGAACTCCGTAATAGAAATAGTATAGCACAGATCGCCGAAATGTATGAATTAGGCGGTGTGGATGCTGTACTGGGTACTATATCTGATATGGAAGGTATTATTTCCCAACATGTACTTGATGATCTTGATGCGGCATTAATGGAAGGTGGGCGTACTGCAATCCAGTTTATACCTCAGGCCGGTTTAGTTATACCCACATACAAATTTAATGTATTTCAACAATCAACAGTTGATTTTTTAAACCGGTACAGGTTAAACCTTATAAACAGCATTTCAAACGAGACACGCCGGGCAATAAAGACCACATTAATTGATCAGGCTATATCAGGCGCTAACCCGAGACAGGTGGCTATTGAGTTTAGAAATACTATTGGTTTATCGACAAAACAAGAACAGGCGGTACGTACATATCGTACAGCATTAGAAAATCTTGACAAGAATGCACTTACCAGAAAGCTCCGTGACCGGCGTTTTGATAGTACAATTGAACGAGCAATAAAAAATAATACACCATTATCACAGGAACAGATTGATCGTTATGTTAACAGGTACAGGGAACGGTTTATAAAATACAGATCTGAAGTAATAGCCCGTACGGAATCATTAAGGGCTGTATCAGTAGGGCAGGATGAATCAATAAAACAAATGCTGGAACAGGGTGTTTTACATGAAGATTTACGTCAGTTTTGGATTTATGCAAAAGATGAACGTACTCGCCCAACTCATAAATTAATACCCGCTATGAATAACGGTATTAAGAGCGAAAAGTTGGGTACAAATGGTACAGGTATTAAATTAACAGAGATGTTTCAAACTCCATTAGGACCATTACGTTATCCTCGTGATCCTAACGGTACAGCGGCGAATACTATACTGTGTCGATGTAGACGCGTATTTAGAATGCTATAATTAAGGAGGCTTTAACTTTGAAAGGACAGACTTTAAAAATAACAAAGGTGGATGAAGAAAGGCGGATGGTTTTTGGCTTCTTTAATATTAATAAAATAGGCGACGACCTTGTAGAAGATTTACAACAGGATTTTATTGAAACGGATACACTTGAAAAAGCTGTTTATGATTATGTACTGAATGCCCGGGATGCTGGCGAAGTACATGTTAATATCGGTGTAGGGACTTTGGTAGAATCTTTTATGATCACAAAAGAAAAACAGGATGTGATTGTAAAAACATTGGAAGCAATGGGTATTCCCGCTGTAATGGATTTGGGTGTGGAAGGCTGGTTTGGCGGGTTTTATATAAGCGATGATGATGTATGGGATAAAGTAAAAAAAGGCGACTACCCCATGTTTAGTATCGGCGGTAGCGGAAACCGTGTACCAATAAAGGAATAAGGAGGCGTATTAAACGTGAGTAAAAAGGATGATAAAAAGAAACATTTAATCAAGGACCTTAAAATTGGCGAAGTTAGCTTGTGCGGACAAGGTGCCAATCCACCCGCGTTTGTTACGCTACTGAAATCGGAAGATCCGGAAGTGGTATGTAAACAGATGTTCAACGATGTAATGCAACAACACGCGGTAAGCGATGAGCTAAGAGCCATTTTAAACCAGTCATGGGATATGGCTGATGCACTGTATGATTCTTTTCATTCTATTCTTATGAACCCGGCAGTACAGGACAAGAAGAATAAAATGATGGATTCGTTTAATCAGTACATTAGTGCTATGACTGCAACAATAACTAATACGGATGTAATTAAAGAAATCCAGAAAATAACAAAAACTGAAGGAGATGTTAAACCAATGGCAAAAACAAAAGAAGAAACACTTACGGAAGAAATTGACGTATTGAAAGCACAGGCGGATAAAACTGCTGTTTTACTTGCCGATACCCTTATACTGGCAGGAATGAATGATATACAGAAAGCGTATCATAGCAAGCTTGATGATGATGCAAAAGCTGTATTCATTAAAAAATCATCTGTGGAAATGGATGAAGAAATTGCCAAGAAAGCAGAAAATGAAGAAACCTACACTACCACAAAGGGTACAGTTATTAACAAATCTGAAATCGGGCCTGTTGTATTTGCTGTACTTAAACAACAGGATATTGATCTTAGAGCGGCGGAAGCTACTATTGCAAAGCAGAAAGAAGAATCTGATGCGAAAGATGCAATTGCAAAAGCGGAAGCAATGTTTCCAAACCTGCCCGGTACACCTGAATCAAAAGGCAAAATTCTGAAAGCGATTGAAAGCCTGCCTGCTGAAGAAAAAGAAACTGTACTCAAAATGTTGAAATCAGGTAACGAAACAAACGGCAAAGTTTTCAAGGAAATTGGCGCGGGTGGTGAAGATATCAGTACAGATTCTGAAAAACTTGAAAAACTGGCAAAAGCAAAAGCGGAAAAAGACGGTATTACATTTGCGAAAGCATATAATGCTGTACTCGACACGCCGGAAGGAAAGGAACTGTACCAGAAACTTAACGGTTAATTAATACAGTAACAAAAACGAAATATTTTTATAAATAAAGGAGTTTATTGATATGGCAGCAGAAGAAGGATTAAAAAGTATAACGAAAGTAGCTGGAGCGGACCTATCTGCAAGTCAGTACAGGTTTGTATCAGTAGAAGCGGCAGGTACAGTAATCAGGAATACATCTTCCGGTGGAGCTTGCCTCGGTATTAATCAGGGTAATACTGCCGCCGCCGGAAGGGAAGTACAGGTAGCGGTTAGCGGTGTATCGAAAGTTGTACTCGGTGCTGTTGCATCAACTGCCGGTGTTAAGTGTATGTCGGATACCACAGGCCGAGCAATTTTGGCAACAGGTACAGGAGCGAAAGTTTTGGGTACGCTTCTTACTACCGGCGTGGAAAATGATATCGCTGAAATACTTCTTGATAAAGAAGGCGAACTTAACTAATTAACCTGTACGGTTAATATATAAAGGAGAACAATCGTATGAGACCAACTAAAGGCGATGTACACGTAAATACACCATTAACAAACATGAGTATCGCATACTTACAGGACGCGACAAATTTTGTTGCGACACAGGTATTCCCGAATCTTCCAGTAACAAAACAAAGTGACCGATACTGGACTTATGATCGGGGTGAATTTAACCGTGATGAAATGAAACAAAGAGCACCGGGTACAGAATCCGCTGGTGGGAGCTACAAGCTCGACAGTACCCCCACGTATTACGCTGACGTATGGGCATTTCATAAAGATATTCCTGATCAGGTACGTGCAAACTCTGATTCTGTACTCGATGATGATCGCGATGCGACAGAATTTGTTACCCTGAAAGGTTTGATCAAACGTGAAAAATTGTGGGCGACTACTTATTTCGCGACAAGCATCTGGCAGTTTGAAAAAGCTGGTGCCGCTTCTGCATCTTCCACTCAGGTTATTTACTGGGACAATGCTTCCAGTACACCTATTGAAGATGTACGTACTGCAAAACGTACAGTACAGCAGAATACAGGTTTTAAACCTAATACTCTTGTACTGGGTAAAGCTGTTTATGATTCGCTTGTGGATAACCCTGAAATTATCGAACGTATTGATCGAGGTCAGACGCCGAACGGACCTGCATTGGGTAATATTGAAGGCTTGAAACGTATTTTTGAAATTGAGCGTATTTTTGTAATGGAAGCAATTGAAAATACTGCGAACGAAGATGCATCTGATTATGACCATGATGCAGATAATTCCAGTTACTATTCTCACGATTTTATAGGTGGAAATCACGCGCTACTTTGTTACTCAGCACCTCGACCGGGTTTACGTACTCCTTCAGCCGGGTATACTTTCAGCTGGACCGGTTATCTTGGAGCCGGTGCGGAAGGTAATAGAATTAAACGCTTCTACATTGATAAAATTGCTTCTGATCGTGTTGAGCTTGAAATGGCATTTGATTTGAAAATGATTGCTCAGGATATGGGTTACTTTTTCAAGGATCTGCTTACTCCTTAATACAAAGGTGTAATATATAGTACCAGCATAATGCAGAGCCGGGGGTAATAATGCCCTCGGCTTTTTACAGGAGGTTTTATTAAATGCCAAGTAGAAAATTTCAAATACAACGAAATCAGAAATTGTACTGTAAAAAGCCTGTACAGTACGGCACAAAAAAATTCGAAGTAGGCGATGTATTTCCATATAAAAAATTAGAAGTTAGCTGGAAACGTGTTGTGTCCATGTACGCCGGTTATACTTTGATTGGTGAAAACGATACAGCTTTTGATGATGTTATGGAACAGAAGCGTATTAGATTAGCCGGTTTAAAAGGTGAAAAACCTGTACAGGAAAAAGAAGTACAGGCAGAACCTACACCAGAAAAAGAAACCCGAGTAGTTACCTTGTTTAATCGTGGACGCGGGTGGTTTGATGTACTGGTTAATGGAAAACAGGTAAATAAAAGCGCCCTTAGAAAAAAGGCCGCAACAGCAAGAATGGAGAAATTAAAAAATGGCTGATTCTTTTGCAAAACAAATCACACCGGCAAGGGATATTATACCTGTTACCTTAGACGCCGCATTCGGAACGGGTATTGTTGCGAAAAGTTTATGGATAGGTACAGCGGGCGATATTACTATAGTTACTGAAGCAGGTGAAACCCGGGGACCTATTACAGTACCAGCCGGGCTGTTTCCTGTACGCTGTACACAGGTTAATACAACCGCAACAAGTGCCGCCACCGGCATTCATTATATGGTGTAGCCAATGTCTCATGATGTAGGTATAGGACTTACTTTAAAACCAATAGGACGATTAATCCCTTGTACGGATAATATTGTTCAATGGCTTGCTGTAATGGATGCTGATAATAGTGTTTGGAAAGATGCTATAAACGGAAATGATGTATTATTGGTGGAAAGTAATTGTATTAATAGTGCTGGTTCTACTGTACTAACTTTTTCTGATTTAACGGATATTACCATTACATCTTATCAGGGTACAGCTACTCCCAGTATAAACGGCGATACAATTGAAGTAACAGCCGGTACATTATACGATTTACTTTTATCAGATGGAACTTACCTGCCACTTGCAGAAGGCACCGGTACAGATGCATATGATGTTTCTGGTAATGATAATCATGCTACCGTTACCAATGAGGCGTTCACTACACAGGATGATTTTCATTATAATATTGGACGGGGTTTTCAAATAGATACACCTGATACGGTAAAAATACCCCGGCGTATAGACGGAACATATATT